GAAGCTCCTGAAGCATTGGCAATATTATAATCTCCAACTTGTGCCATTTAATAAATACTTTTCTCCATATTACACCCCTTTACCATATCCTACAGCTTGAAATGTGAAAGTTCTATCAACAAAACTAGAACCATTTTTAATACTTACAGTAAATCCTGTACCAGAAACATTAGTTACAGTAAAGAAATCACCAGATTGAGCATTTTGAATAGTTATACCGATAGAGGGTAAGAAGGCATTTGCTCCTCCTAAAGATGAAGTGCCGACAAAAAATGGTGTTCCAAAAGTAACTGTCTTAGCTGAAGTGCCAGAAGATTGTGGTGCGGTAGATGTAGTGCCTCCTGTTTGATAATTTTGTTCTGTTCTTGATTGAAATTCTGCTGTAAATCCTGCCTGTTGCACGTTCATGTTTTGAGCAGTATTTGTAGTTTCTAAAACTAACTTAAACTTAAATCTACGACCTTTAAACGTACCGTTAGCAAAATTGTTGAACGATCCAAAACTACCTGATGCTGTTTGTGATGTTGCTACTTGTATCTGACAATTTGCTTCATCTGCTGCTGGACCATCGAAGTTGCCGTCAGTAGCATAATCATCCCAAAAAGATCCGCTTGGAATGATAGTTTCTATATCTGTTCCTATATTAAAACCAACAGAACGTATAACTCTTCTTAAATCGAGAGAAAATACAGCACCTAAATCTAAAATATCTTTGAAGGCATATTCTCCTGTTGCATTTGTAGCTGGATTGGTAAGCTGCAATGCACTGGTTGTACTGTTAAATGTTGTATTAGTATCTACTCCTTGAAATGGCGGACTATCTAAATCTTCTCGATCCTGCAATATAATCTGAGTATCAATAAGATCAGGTAAATCCTGTATTACACTGGCTTCTCCCGTACTAAAGTTGCCTTGGTCATCTTGAAACTTAAGGATATACTCTCCTTCTAATGATGGAACAACAACATCTGTAGTGTTACCAGCTAATGCAGTGACAAGATCAACAGAGTTTTGAAACGTACCACTACCATCGGTTAGATTACTATGTCTTACATAAACTCTTCCTCCGTGTAAAACATCAGGATCTACAGCCTTTGTCCATCTTAGTCTTACTAATTTATTGGTAATAGGCTCCATTGATAAGTTCTGAACATCACCTGGTGGTGTCGTTTTACCCACAGCATTAAATGTTATATCAGTTGATGTGGCAGATAATTTTAAAGCTGCATTAAATGAAAATACTCTAAATTCATAAGTTCCTGCTTCTGTACCGATAATTTCAAAGTCAGGTCTAAATACAACTTCATTAACCCAGTTAGTATTGTTAAATCTATATTGAACAAGATACTGACTTACACCTGTAACAGATACCCAAGATAAAATTAATTTAGTTACAGCAAGAGCGTTTATAACAACTATTCTTTCTGATGCCTGTAAGTTTGATGGAGGACTTTTTGGTTCGTTTAATAAAGATATAGTTCTTGCAGGTAAACTTATACCTGATTCAATATTTGCATATTTACCATCAATATAAGTTAAAGCTGTTATTGCATAATTAATACCATCTTGTTCTTCAACAGTTATTACTCTAAAAGTCTGTGCTTCTAAAGTAGAACTTTGTAGTAACCATATAGCATTTACATTTGGGGTTGCAGATAAAGCTGAATCTAATGTAATTACACTGCCTACAATTCCAGTTACATTTTTAGTCTCAACTGTACCATCAGGTAATATTACACTGCATTTTTTATTCGATCCAGTAAATGTATCTAAATCTTGTGTGTTATCTACAGTGATCTGGGTAGTGGTTGCTGCATTTATTCTTCCTGATCTTCTTTCCCCACCACGAACAGGATCATTTACAGAGATAACAGATCCAGGTCTGACTATCGCTCCAGCATCTATTGATGTTGTAAAACTTACGACCTCAGTTTCCTGTTGCTCACTGAAGAGTATTGCTTTCCCGAGTCTTTGTGCCATTCCACGAGAAGTACAGGCAAATGCTTTTACATCTTTTTTTACTATTCCTAGTTTGGCTTGTGCAGCAGTATCCTCTACAACTTCATAATCTATTTCTCTACTATCCATATTAAAATAACTGACAGAAATAACAGTATGTCTTTGTTTTAAACTGCTGCCAGAATATGAAAACCCACCCTCACCTACGTTTGCCAAGCTAAATAAATAACTAGGATCTGTTGGTTTGTCCTGTGTAATAGTTACAGAACCTTCAGACCATATTGGAAAACATCTCATAACACCAGCTAATTCATTTATTAGCGTGTATGCCTCCATAGATCCCTGTAAATTTACATTGCAACTAAATCTCGCTTCTTGTCCTCCAAATCCATCTGATACCAGTTCATTTGCGTATCTACTAGCTGCCACAAAACTAAATAAATCTAAATTACTATCTGTAATATGCGTTCCAAAGCCATATCTTTCAGTAGTTAATAGATCAAGTAGTATCATTGCAGGACATGAACACCAAACAGCAGCACCCATAGTTCCATTGAAAATATATCCACTTGGATAAATTATTCTGCCTGTTTGTAAATCAACAGTAGGTGTACCAGAACTAGATGCTCCTGCTCCTGGTATTCTTACCTTTACACCACGAATACGAAAAGCTCTTTTTGGTATGGAACTAAACTGTTCAGAATCTATTCTTAAATTTGTATAGGCACTGTTTAAATATCTTTGCTTATCATCAATAATTTCACCGATGCTTGTCCAAGCAAAAGCATCAATAAGATTAGAAGAAGTACTATCTGCTGTAACTCTTACAACTCTAATATCAACTGGAAAAGCTCCTGTAATATTTATACGATATTCTTTTTGGTACGCATCAGCAGTTCTACCAGTAATAGTATCTGATAAAACATCATTGAAACCACCACCGTTATATTGAACTTGTATTTTTAACTGAACTGAAGAACCAAGTAAATCTCCTTGATCTGTAGCTTTTTGTAGTTGCGGAAATGTTATTGTTACCTTTGCAGCATCAACATTAGTATTTGTTATCTGACGAGTAACAGGAGAAGAGTTAGTTACTGTTACTCCTACGCTTGTTAAAGATTGACTACTTTCAATTCCTGGAATATGGTCTTGGTTTGATGTTCCAAAACGAGGTGTAAATCCTACATTCTGAAAGTTAAAATCAGAAGTCTGTGGGTTAGTATTGCTGGCACTGGAGTTAAGAATAGGAGTATCGTTTAAAAATATATCTTTTAATGCTGCATTGTTGTAAGCAGTAGATCCTTTTGTAAGTCCTGCCTTTGATGGAGTAGCAAAACCTTCTATCTCTCCTTCAGATAATAAATCTTGGATCGTAGCAAACTGTCTACTGTTTAAAGTATCAGGTGCTCTTGTCGGAGATGGTGGAGTGGGAGGAGGACCACCAGAACCTCTAATAATTTTATCTGTCATGCTGTTACCTGATTAGTGTCAATTCCTGCTGAGATTACAACCGATCCAGTGACTATCTCACCATAAGCTATCGGGTGAGAAGTACCAGCCCTAGATGTATTCTGGACACCAGAAAAACTAAATGATATTCTTGGATCTTCTTCGTTACTAAAATCTTGTGGTTTAGGTAAAGGAAATAACATTTCACTAACACCCATCAAAGTTAGACCAATACCAGCGTTCATTGCAAAATTACCAAAAAATCCTGCTGCTTTTGTTGCGTATGTTAAGCCTTCTTTACTAAATAAAGCAGAAAAACCTCCTCCTGTAGCAATCGAAAATCCAATCAATGCAACTCCTAATAAAGTTTTTCCAACACCTCCACCAGCACCAGTAATTACAGGCACAATACTTATATCAGATTGTCCTATTGGATTATGTAATTCAGTTTCATCAATATCTTCTTTACCTACCAGCACCTGATAATGCCTGTTAGCCATGTGTGCTTCTAATCCTTCAAAATTAGTTATCAAAAACCTTATTGCATCAGCAGTGCAAGTTATTACAGCATCTAATTCTTTATGACCTACAAAGTCAGCTAGTTCTCCATAAAGTTTAACTTTTCTGAGCATAACGATACCTCTTACCAGTACATTTTAACAACCACTCAGAATATGGCTCTCTACAAGATAGTCTATCTGCTAAATGATGTAAAACCATATCTCCAAGAAAAATAGCTACATGATTTAAAGTTGGGTGCAATATCGACATCAACAACACATCTCCTTTTTCTAACTTTTCGTCTGCTCTAAGTTCTCTAAACCCTGTTCGCCAAGCATAATCTTCAAATAAAGGATCTTCTAAAAATTCTTGTGGTGTCATTGTTCTTGCATAATCTTTAAGTTTTATACTTTTTTCCTGTTTATACCAATCAACAACTAAACTCCAACAATCAGTAACACCCCAAACCCAAGGTCTACCTAATAAATCTGGAACATAACCTTCTGGCTGACATTCACCCCATTCTCCTGTTTTTGGATTAACAATATGCCAAGGTAATTTACTATGCTCGCAACTTATACGATCAGCTTGGCTTGGTATTGGAGGTG